TAAACCATAAACTGGATTAGAAGATGTTATGTTTTCCAATCTTAGGGCATCTAATGCAACATAATAGTCATCGCTTGGAGAATCAATCTGTACTGTTGGAGATACAGCAGTTGAAGATACGGCAGTTCCTGTACTATCATACTTTATAGTAGTTGGTGTAACCCCTGTAATTGTAAATGTACCGTCAAACCTTCCAGAGTTTCCTAAACCAGCAACAATAATTTTGTCTCCTATGCTAAAGGTATGATTAGCGGATGTCGTTAAAGTTACAACAGTATCGGTTGCAGACTTATTACTAACCAGTGCAGTGCCCTTTATTACTGTAGCATAAAACTTTACGGTATCTACTACGTTCCAGGTAAAACCAGATGTTCTCAATAAGTTTTGTAGTGCTGCCGTAGAAACAAAATATCTATTTGTTGCAAAATCAACTCCTGTGTCTGTCTCCTTTATTGCTACCTGCATTCTTGCATACTGTGCATTAGCAGAATTTGCTTCGTCTGTATCTGAAAACTCAACTACAATTCTTACTTCATCTGGTTGACTTGAAGATTCTCCATCTTTATTAACAACAGAAAATGCAAGTTTAAGTTGATCAGTAGGAGCATTTTTATTAAAATCAAGGTTTACTCCAGTTAGATGTATGTGAGTTGACCCTGTTGGAATACCAACTGCTCCATCTGTAAGAGATAGATTGCTCATATCTCCTCTTATCATCATTATGTTATTTAAGAATCTACATCTTTCATACCTATTTACTCTTTCAGAGTTTGTAAAGGTTGGGTTATCTGCATTGGTTTGAAACACTGGCAGTTCTGTTAGTATTCCAGTTGAAGAGTATTTTCTTGATGAATCTATTTTATAAGAACCAGTAATAATATTGTTTTCACTTAAAGATATTTGTATGCTTGGAATGCTTAATGAGTTTGTCTGTATATGGTGCTCCCAATTTTCTGTTTCGCTAAAAGAGTAAATAGTCTTGCTATCATACGCTCCTGCAGTTGGATTAGACCCAGCAGACCAAACTCCGACTTCACTTATTTCATATCTTTCTGCAGTGGGAAGTTCTGCTGTAAAAACAATTTTTGATTGGCCTTCTTCGGTAACATATCCACGAGAAGTAATGGGTACACGAAACATTTCAAAGTCCAATGATTGCTTGTCTGAATAGTCTCCAAGTGTTGCATTAAGGGCTAGTGGCTTTGCTCCACAACCAATTGCAATATGTGAAGCATAGGCAGGTGCCTGCCCAATAAGGTATTTAGCCAAAATATTTTTACCTGTATTAGTTATCATTTTTACTCCTATTCATATATTGTACCATTAAGTATCTCGCCACCGTCTAATATTTCTATATCTACTTGCTCATCAGGCTCAAGGGATGAAATATTTATAACAAGATCTCCAGTGGTAGGGTCTATATACACTACCTCCCCGTTTGGACCTGTTCCATAACTTGGCAATTTTGACTCTAGTTTTATTGGAAAATTTTTGAAGTATGTGTCTGAAGTACTTTCTACTCTAATTATATTATTTGGGTTGTACTGAAGATATAGTTGTTTAAGATTTTTTATAGGACTATAGATTACATCTTGTCCATTAATAATATCATTTCTTGAAATATTTATTAACTCTTGCCCTCCAATATCCTCAAAAACTAGATCAAGCATCACTTCTGCATCTAGTTCTGGATTACTAAGAGAAAGCAGAGAGGGAGTTGCAGGCTTTGTTGGTTTATAAACTAAATTTAATTGATCTTTATGCTGCTGAGAAATAGACTGATTTGCTACTGCATCTGTTGCCATTACACTACCTCACTTAAAAATACTGTCATTGATGGACCAGTCTGGTCTTTAGAGTATTCTATATTATACACAACAAACCTGCTAGTCTTTGGAGCAACCATATTAATTAAATTATCTACATAGTCTAAATTAACTATATCACCCAACTGAATCATTGGGTTTGCAAAAATTTTAACTCCAACAGATTTTCTTGGTTTCATTATTTTATTGATAACCCATGACATTAAACCTTCTGCAGCATCTTGTGACTGAACATACGGAACATCTAGGATAAAGTCTTTTTTGCCATAAGACATCCTGCTTAATTTTATATCTTGATAATCTTTTTTAATTTTAAATGGGGACACTATCAAAGAAGATTGAACTAATTGTGGATCGGAAAGATTACTGTTTTTTGAAAAATACTCGTCAACTGTTAGATCTCTGTTTGATTCTTGAGTAAAAGTTATTCCTTGTATTCTTAAATAATTACCAGAAGTTGAATCTAAACTTAATGTGGTATCTGTTGCATTGAAAACCAAGAACTCTGCTCCATAAGATCCTGCTCTAAATCCAGAAACAACATAGCCTTTTAATCTATTAAATGTAGGAGACAGTTTTGCATAAAGTGCTGGGTAGGCTTGATCATATTTAATATTAAAAGATGCTGCTTCTCTCATGATTGTTCCAAATTCTTCAAAGTACATGTTAAAATAATTTGGCTCAGTAGAACTTATTCCTGATAGATATGTAGATTGCACGACTCCACTCATAGCATACTTCATAAATGATTGGCTTGCGTTTATTTCAGAATCTCCAAATGCTGAGGCTATTGGTGCATTAAGTTTAAAGGCAGTGTTTTGTGAGTAGTTGTTCCCTAAAGCATATATGTTTTCAAACATTACCCTTGATGAACCACGAACAAACAAAGCCATATTGTTATACGCTGGAAGAGGATCTTCATCATCCACCTCTGCAATAAGGTTATTATTTATATATAAAAAGAATCTTCTTCTTTTTCCTATATCTTGATATTCAACAGAAAGGTCGTAAACCGTTGGGCGTTCTTCGGTAGCCATCCTATACTGACCAGTGAATTTACCATCATCAACTATAATACCTGCCAAGCCTTCATATAGTTTTACTGGTATTGCTTCAGTAGTTTCAGCCTTTTGCTTTATCTTATAAAATATTACGTCATTTACATTTTTTTGATTAGCATCGCTTAAATTATTTGATCCTAATGCAATAATTTCAAAATAGTATCCATTATTTGTTGATGGGTTAATCATAACAGCAAGTCCACCAGATCCACCAACTACACTTATGCTTTTATCTGGGGTAGTTCCTGGAACTGTATAGTAGATAGAAGAGCCAACAGAAGTCTGTCCAAAGTTTCCATCATTTTCAATTTTACCAACAATTCTCATTCTAGTTCCAAAATGCTTATACTTATTGTCTAATTCTTTATATACATAGGAAACAAAATCTAATGGAGATTCTGTTGTAGTAAAGCCTGGCCCGTTCATAACTAACGCTGATGATTGAACTGTTCCCGTAGTTGTAGAAGTCATAGCATTTATACTTGATTCAGCGATGTACTTTGACGATAATGCATTTTTAATAATGCCACTTCTTGATGTCTTTTGTGCAAGAGTATTGTTAATTCCTGCAGCACCGACAGTTGTTGAAGGAAGTGTTTCATCTAAACTAAACAAATATTTTGATTGCATGTTACATCCACGAACGTTATTATTATTAGACCAATAATCACTAACTCCTGCAAAGTGTTCAACAACTGGTGTTCCAAACTGGCCTCTTCCGTGTTTTGCTACTGGTCCATTTTTCAGTTTTGTAACTCCATAAACTTCTTCATAGTTTGGCTCAGAATATATTCTTACTAGCCCTGTTGGATAAATCTTTCCATTAAATGGTAGTGATGAAAAGTATTTTTCATATTCTTGAACATTATTTATCCAAACATCCCCAGTACCAGAAATATTATATTGAACAGCATCATATTTAATAATTTCTCCATTTGAATAAAAATATCCAGTATATCTTGTTATAAAGAAAACTCCCTCTCCGAGATCCAGAGTGTTGTCAACAACCACATTATTTTTTACTGATGGAACTACTGATGATAAGTTTGAATTTAGTGGTATTGCACTTAACGAATAGGTTGATTGATTCTGAACTTCTTGATTAACAGACTTTGTGCCTTCTGAACCACCAAGTTCCCAAAGAAGTACTGGTTTATATACCCAAACTTTTTCATTATCTACAAGGCTTGCCTGCTTATAGGTTCCCACTGATCTTTCTATTGACCTGACACTGTAAGTAATTTTCCCATCATTGTATACTTCATTGTCTTGAGAAGTTATCTCTAATATATTTGAAAGTTTATTATTTGTTCTTTCATTTTTAATAACCCCCGTGTCAGAAAAATCTGTAGTTCCGTATAGGGTTATGTCTACTGGTCTTTGATCAACTGATGGCATTATATAATCCTTGCTCATCATAACAAAATTATTATACTCATCAAAGAACATTGCTGTTTGTGTAGATATAGCGATATCCTCTAAAACCTCTGCAACACTTTTATCTGGAGGAATAAAGAAATAAGGAATAATAACCTCGGATTCTCCCTCAACTCTTTTAAAAACATAGTTAGAAAATCCTATAGAATCAAGAAGCAGTGAAACTGCTGAACTAACAGATGTGTTTGTAAGCAAAATCTGCGGAGCAATCTTCGATTCAAAATAAAAATATAAATCTCTAAGGTCTATGGAGACCTGCTTAGATTGATTGTCTAATTTTGGAAAGCCATCTGAGTACATAGTCTTAATTGGTATATAATATTCATTTCCAGAATTATCTGTAATAACTTCATAAAGTTTAATTTGAATATTTTTAGAAACATACTTACTAATAATACTTGAACTATTTGAAGAGTGGAAGGCATCGTCAAAATCAAATAAGGAAATTGATCCTGTTGAGGCAAGAAGTTGACCAACTGGCAATCCACTAACTCCTAGATCAGAGGCACTTTTATTAATAGAAAACTCTAAGACCCTATCGCTTAAGTCTGATACAAGTCTTGGTGACAGTTCAATTAAGTCAAATGTAGAATTAAATTTATTCATACTATCTACTACAATTCTTATTCCAGAAATATATTCAAATTCTTTATATTTTGTTTGATTATTTAGCGTAAATGCTGGGGGATTGGTTAAGTCTGTAACAAGGCTTGTAAGAGTTCCAACATTAGAATCTTCAAGACTCCATCCATAAGAAGGAACAAATGTTTTCCACTGACCCTTATACCAAATATAATATAAGCCCAAAGACATACTATTAGGAATAACTAAATAGGCTTCACCCTCTTGTGCTGTTTCTGGCTTTAATGTTTCTGAAGATAACTCTCCCATAAACTTAAATATATTAGAGTATATCTTTGGAACAGCAAGACCATAAGAAATTTCAACATACCCATCAGATCCGATGATTGCCTGTCCATCTTTTCTTCTGTCTCTATCAGAAAAAGATATTGCATCCACCCAACTGTTATTTTTTAATACTTGAATTTTCCAATTGTTTGGAGTTGTTCTGTTTGTTTCTCCATAGTATGGATCTAAAAATGTTTCATATGAGTTAGAGAATGTTCCGTAATCAAGTTCTCCTGTATTTGTTTGCATCTTTACTATAAGTCTGTTTGCTGGAACCTTTTCTTTGTATACAACAAATGGCGCTGTATCTTCTATCCTATGCTTTCCATTAATAGTTTTATTGGCAACTCCATACTCAGTACCGCTTTCTGTTCTAAAGGAGGTCCAATACTTGAACGGGTCATTTTTATCTGACATATAGTATCTTGGTCTTTTAGCCATATTAATATTTGGGTTATGCAAGTATCTTCCATTAAGATACGTTGCCTTGTTAATTCCAGATCTTGGTCTCTGATAGGTAAAGCAATCTTCTAAAGAGTAAAGCATTTTCATTTTTTCTTTAATTGGTTTTAGCGTGGTTGGATCTCCATCATCATCAAAACCTCCATCAATAATTACATCTGCATCCGTTGCACCCTTATAAAAATTACCAATATCATTTGCATCAAATGTATTTGGAAGCCCTGTATACTTTGCATCAGAAGTCTTTATAGATGTTGGCCTGTATCTATAGTTTCCTACCATAGATATATTTGTTGCAATATTCATATTCCACTCAGCAATAACTGAAGACTTTGTTTTAACGGAAGAACTTGTTTCTATATAATCTAATAAATCTTTGTCTTGAAACATTATGCCTCTTCCAGTGAAAGAGACACATTCCAAAAGTCAAAGTTCAATCCACTTCTTTTTACAACTGAATAGTTAAAGTTTGAAAAAAACACTTCTATAACTTCATTATACTTATTAACATTGTTAAATCTATTATCAACCTGACTGCTATCTGTATCTTCAAAATTTGTGTACTTGTCATACGCAAGGTAAACCCAAAAGGATCCTTTGTGATTTTCATACCAATCAAGTAGTTCTACTCCTCCAGCACCACCATCTGTTGTAAACTCTAATGGGTTAGGCCTTGCTACTGTTGCCTGCATATCTGCTTTTCCGTTGGTATTAAAATTTGCCTTTGCATTGTATGCTCTGGATGGCAACATATCCCAAGATGCATTTATCTCTAATTTATCTGCAATGTGATATGACCTCATTCGGCCATTAATCATTCTCTCCCGTTTTTCAATTCTAGCAGAGTTAAAGTCTATCGCTGACCTATTATCATCAGAGAGGATTAAAAACTCGCCATTGGTGGCTGTAAAGGCCGTAGAGGACCCTACCTCGTTGCCATCTGGGATGTAAAAACCGTCAACCTTTGTGCCAGGATTGTCGGCAAAAAGCATTGCTTGAGGTCTAGAATATTTTTTTCTACCAGCCATATAAGTATTATTTGCCATTAGATCCTAGCCCCCCTAATTCTTTGAGCATCTATGCTCTTTATTTGTACCATAACTGCTCTTGCAATTTCATCTGGATTAGCATCAGACTTTACATTTAAGTTAAGGTTATAATTATACACTGAATCCCCAACCGATGAGCCAGAATTTATAGACTTCATATTGTCAACCCCATATTTATCTACAGCATACTTACTCATAACAAATTCTCCTGGAGTTAACATTGCAGGAACGGTATCTGTTCCAATAGCGTATCCACCAGCAGCAAAGTAACTTGGAACTAGTCCTCCTCGTGATAGTGCTAACATGCTGCCTGAACCTCCACCTCCACGTCTAGGTTTAGGTTTAGGTGGCTGTGTTGTAATCTTTACGCTAGATAAATCTGGATCTGCTAATAAAAGACCTGCTGCTCCAGCAGAAGCACCAAAAAGTCCAAGAGTTAAAGGTTTTAGTGGATTAGTTGGTGTTGACAATGCAGGTGGTGTCCAGCCTGGGGATGTTCCTGCTACTGGCGGATTTTTTCCAAGTCCTAATAGCCAGTTGCCTGCATCATCCCAGTTCTGTGCTGCGTTTGGAGGAGTCGGCCAGGCATTCTTAGCCCAGGGGGTAGGCATCGGTAACGACATTTGTTGTCTTACTTTTATATCTGCTGCAGCCTGTGTCGCTGCAGGACCTGTAGTTTTTATGCTTTCTAGAATTAACTCTGTCTTCTTTGCAAGTTCTTCTCCGCCATATCCTGCAGCCTTTAGCATTTCTACAATATCTTTTTCTTTTAATGTCTGTAAAAATTTTATTCCTTTATCCATCCCAGAGAAAAATGCCGAAGTTAATTCTGGATTTTTCCAAGCCTCGTTTGAAGAACCGTATGTATAAAATGGTCTTAGCATTTCGCTTACAAACGAGTCCACGGTTGGAGTAAATGGTTTCCAGTCTAAAACTCTTCCAAAATCTATAAGTCCTGGTTGAAGTGTTTCTGGATTAAGTGTTAAATTGCCATCGTGATCATCAAGAAACCTCATTGCAGCCTGAATTGCAGATCTGTATCCAGTTGAAGCGGCGATGGCTGGGTCGGCCAATCTGTCAAATGATCCAGGAGAACCTGGAGCCTGCAATGCTAGTGACTTTAATGTGATTGCTCCTTGTGCTGCGACATCTGGGCTAAAAATTCCATTTGCTACTGTCTTTCCAGCACCAACTACTGGAATATTTTGCGGAGCAATAAGGTCTGCTGCTCTAGCAAACAAGGAACCAAAGATTTCTCTTTGAACCTCTGCAAAATCTAAACCAGTCTTATAAAATCCAGCAACTCCATCTAATGTTGCTCTAAATGTTGTATTTATTCCAGTTCCAACACCATCTGCTGCATTCGACTCAAGCATTTTACCAATCTGCAGGGCCTTTTGATCAATTTGTCCTGGAAGTTTAAATGCAGTTGCTTTGGCCAATAAGTTGGCTAAACCAGGAAAGGTCTCAATTACTTTATCTTTTGTTTTCTTAACAAGTGCTCCTGCAACAGAAGCATAATATCCTGCATTTTTTGCTGATCTATTAAGATTCAACTGTCCGTCTAACTCTGCTCTTGAAATTGCCAACACAGCATCCCAAAGGGGGTGTCCTTCTGTAATTGCATTTCTAGGATCATAGGGGAGTTTAGCAGTTCCAGCCTTCATCCAAGATTCTCCGCCAGCGTGGGTTCTTACATAGCCTGCGGCTTCTATTTTTGCAATGAGTGGTTTTGTTATTTTTTCTATCTTTGCTGCTAGTTTAGGATCTTGAATAAATCCCATCCTTGACTTTCCTGTTTGAAGTCCTTCTATAAAACTATTTTTTATATTATAGTTTGGATTTGCAGCAGGTAAGAAAAGTTCTTTTATTGGCTTAGTAACCTTAGAGCCTGCTGCTTTAATTGATCCAAAAATACTGTTTGAAACACGAGAGACTGGGGCAGCAATTGATTTACTAAACATTGGACCAAGTTTTGATAAAAAGCCTGAAGTTTCTTTTACTGCTGGTGCTGCTACTTTTGACCCTTCTCCAAATACTTTTCCTACTCCAAGGAAGTTTAGTGGAAAGAATACACCCTCAAACTTATCGCCTGTAGTTCCTTGACCAGTAATAGTTTTTAAGAAACCAGTCAAGCCAAGAGCATCTCCAGGTAGCCAAGACGTAAGAGGAGATTTATCAAAGAATTCTTCTGTTTGTTTCTTGCTACCTTCTCTAGATCTAGCATATCTGGCCAACCAAGAATTGTTGTTAGCACCTGTTTTAGAAGGATCTCTATCACCCTTGCCAAAGAATCGTGCTAGGCCTCCAAAGAATCCTCTAGACTCTTCAGGTGTTGCTGCAGGAGTAGTTGAATACTGTGGTGGGATAAACATACTTCCGTTGTATACTCCTGTGCCTGGGACTAATTGAGGCATTGCAGGAGCATTTCTTCCGTGTCTATGACCTACTGGTCCACCCTTGTGATAGTAGCCAAGGTTCATTGCATCAAGATTTTCTACCCCGTACTTTTTGACTGCATCTTTTCTTAATACGTATTCTCCTGGAGTGAGCATAGCAGGGACAGTATCGGTTCCTGATGAATATCCTCCGCTAACAAACTTTTCAGGAATTATTCCACCCTTTGCTTTAAACTGAGGGCTTCCAGGGAACCTCTTATTCTGAAGCCTTGTTAGTTCGGCAAGATCTGTTGGATCAATATAAGCAAGACCGTCTTCAAAATGTGGATAACTATTGTATGTTCTGTTAGGGTCAGTTCTCCATGCAGATAGACGAGCATCTATTGCGTCTTGTGATTGCTGTCTTGCTGCTGCTGCAGCGACTTCTCTTGCCTTCGCTGCTGCTGCTGCTCTGGCCATTTCTGCTGCCCATTGTTCATTGCCTGCTGCACGTTGAGCAGGAGAGGGTACAGTGACCCTCGGACGTAGACCACCTTCAAATATTGACTCAAGCCCAGATGTTTTTAGCGCTTCTATAATTGCTAAGTTTATTGGTAGTGGCGTGTCTATAAAAGGCTTGTCTGGCATAATACCGCCAACTGCAGCCGAGTATGCCCTACCTTCAGGAGTTCTATTGGATGAATGTTTTAATCTAGAGAATGATGAAGCGTATTCATTTAGCCATTTCATAATTCCTTGATCTTGATATGGTTTTTGTGTGAAGGCTCCACCAATAGATCCAGTAACTGAATCCCAAGTAAGATCTGCAACACGCTTACCAGTACCTATCTCAGTTACTTCGATTAGGTGTTGAGGTCCAAGTTTTTCGCTATAAGAGTTTGGGTCTGCTGCATAACTTTTAATGCTTTCAATAAGTCTACTTTCTGTAGGAAACCCACCTACTGGCCCTGGTCTAAATCTGAATGCATATTCAATACCTGATTTTGGAGCAAAGAACGTGCCTGAATGCGGAACAAGAGCCTCTAGTTCTGCAAGGAGTGTTGAGTGTTTAGCACCTAATAATGATTCTATAGGAGTAAAGCCACCTTTTTGTGCTTGTTGTGTTGCGGTGGCATACGCTTTTTCCCACGCAGAAGGTTGTAGTCCCGTTTTTGATTTTATGTTTGCAATTAATTTAGGTAATGTAAAAGAATTTATTTTTGGAAGTTTTGATGATACCTGAGTCATTAAATTACTTTGTAAAATACCTGGAGCAAACTTTTTAAGTCCCTGCCCAACAGCAGTTCCTCCAACATTAAACAGTGCTCCGTAACCCATGGATTTACCAACATCTTTTACAGATTGCCCAATTGACATATTATCTAATTCTTTTTTAGGATCAAAACCTCGATGAACTGCTTTAGAGCCTTGTTTGTTTGCGTACTTTCCACCCTTAAGTCCATAGTCAGATCCCTCTCTAATTAATCCTGCTACTCCATCAATAAGACCAGTTCCAACTCCGAGCAGACCTCCCCATCCACCAACTGGAAGTCCAGTAAGACCGTGCTGTAAAGTGTTAAAGGCAACCCTTCCGAATGCTCTTGACCACTTTGCCCAGCCAGAACTATTTTGATTAGATCCGTGCTTTAATGAAAGTGATTTTTCAATTTCTTCCATAGTCTGGTATATTCCACCAGAGAGTGCGCCTACTCTCGATGATTTCACAAAACGATTGTTCCATATAGACTTTACAAGTCCTCCAAAATCATAATATCCAACATTCATTGCGTCAAGATTATCTACTCCATATTTATCAACTGCAGACTTTCTTAATACATACTCTCCTGGGGTAAGCATTGCTGGGACTGTATCAGTACCCTTTGCAAAGGCCCCAGATTCAAAACCGCCTGGGACAAGTCCTCCTGAAGCAAGAGTTTGGAATGCACCGCTATTAACTCTACGTTTATTCTTTGGCTGTGAAGCAGCAACCAAGGATTTTTCTTCATCAGTTAGTGTTGCCCCGACAGTTAATTTTCTTAGCGCTAATGATAAAACAGCAAGTTTTCTATTTTCTTCTTGTTTATCTTCTCTTTCCTTTGCTATTCTTGCTTTATCGTCTTCTGATTGCGTTTCCCCCGTTTGAATAAGGCCTAGCGAAGTCTTTACAGAATCAGGCATATTCTTTTTATATGCATCCATCTGTCCATTGATTTTAGTCCAAACTGCATCTACTTTTCCTGCTGCTGTGACCAATCCTGCAAGTGCATCAGGATTATTTAAGGTTAACATTGCTGCTGCGTGGTAGTCAATTCCTGCATTGACCGTATCCCATGCCTCTCTTGTTTTTCCATAAACTGTAATGGCTGCTAGTTGTTTGTCAATACTGCGCTGTAATTCTCTATTATCCTCAACACGTGCATCAATCTTGGCTTGTATTCTCTCAACATCATTTTCTTCAATGTTATAGATTTTATCTTGCTTATCTTGAATATCTTTTAATATTTTAACTCTGTCTGGATTTGTTTCCATTGCATAAATCTTTTGAGAATTCTCGTATTGCTTTTTAGTTATTTGCTCTTGAGTTAAGCCACCTGGTCTGGCAGTCAAAGAGCCAAGTTCATTTTCTCTTGCTCTTTGTAAAGCATCACTTTGAGCAGAGGCAAACTTTTCAGCGCTGGCTGCTCTCATTTCTTGTACAGCACGGGCTGCTGCAGATATATCTCCAGATGTTATTGCATCTGCTAAATCAAGTTGTCTCTTTTGCTGATCTAATATTTCTGCATTAATCTCTTGAACTTTTGAAAGGGCTTCGGCTTGTTCATCATATCTTTTATTAACTTCTTCTGCAGCATTTGAAATAATTGCTAGATCATTAGAGTAAGCACTGTTCTCGTCTTCGAGTGCCTTTATAGCACGATCACCAAACAGTGGGTTCATTTCTAGTTGACGATTTAAGTCATTAACGTCTTCTGTTAGTCCTTGAATTTCTTTAGTAAACGGCTCAAGATCGGCTTCATAGCCAGATATTAGTCTATCATTTGCAATAATTTTATTTGCTTCTTCGCCAGTTCTTATCAAACCTTCATACGCTGCAAACATCTCATCAACTATTTGTCTTCCTAGTTCTGCTCCTTCTTTTAAGTTACCCTTGTTTAATTGAACTTGAATATCAATTAGTTTCTTTGCTTCTATGTTATCTAGGTTTTCTGCAATATCTGCAGCGTCTAACTTTCCATCCTTCAAATCGTCCATCAAAATTTTTGCAAGTTGTGGGTCTCCAAGAACTTTATCAATCTGATCAGTGCCGTAGCCAAGGTCCTTCATCTGAGAAGCAAGTTTTGGCATGTCTTTGTATATTTCAAATTCTTCATTTTCACGAAGTATTTTGTTCAAAACTGCTTGACGTTCAAGATCTGTGTTAGCAGTCCGTATGTTCTTAATATATTTTTGCCAGTCAGGATCAGATGTGCTGATTGCCCCAGAAGCAATGGCTGCTGCCTGACCTTGTGTTGCTACAACCTCTAATGCCTGCGATGCTGTAAGGCCACTAGAGATTAGAATGTTATAGGCCTTAGTTTGATCCTGGACGTTCTTTATTGTTTCTTCATTTGCAAAATTAAAACTACCAAGTGCTTTTTCTTTATATCCTTGGTCAACAGCCTTACCACTTTCTGTTAGCCCAGTTATTGTGGCTTTTGATTTTGGCTTGCCCTTTGCAAAGGTAAATAGTGCTTTCTTACCTTCTAGTTTTGCAATCTTGTCAAAGTCTTCTGCAGACATTGATTCGATAGCGCCTCTTAATTCTTCTCCAACTCCCTTTTTTAAAAGTCTATTTTGAATACCGTCAAATAAATTAAAAGCATCCTTCTGTGTTTTTTTATTTGTAAATACTGCAAGCAATGACTCAAGAGGGGTTAGTGCATTAAATGCACCATCTCTTACTTGCTTTAGACCCATCGCAAGAGAATCAAGGAATGCTAGTGGGTTATCTTTTTTACCACCACCACCAGAATTATTTCCAAGGAGTCCAAATTTTTTCATTAACTCCATTTCTTCTTTACTTTGCATAACAAGATCTGCAGTGGCTTTTACTTTAGCCTCGGGAGTATAGGTACCGTCCTCATTCGTATAATAATCCAGAACTGCTGCTCCACCTAAGTTTCCAGCGGCCTGTGCTTGTCCCATTACATATGAACCTACTTGTTCAGGAGTTATTGTTCTTAATAGTGTTATGTACTCTTGAATAACAGTTTTCTTTACTTCATCGTCTAAGCCTTCCCATTGATCCCACAGATCAAGAAGTCCCGACATGTCTGGCATTCCTGCTTCTTTATTTTGCTCAAGGTTTGCAATTACGTCTCTGGTTATAGGACCTTTTATTTCTTCAATTGCCTCAAGTTCCCCTTGCAATGTATTAAGTCTAGCAATAGCACCTTCGTCTTTAAAGAATGCTTGGAAATTAATTTCTTTTCCAGCCATTTTTTGCATAAGTGCGATTGTTGACATTAACCTATTTGCTTCTTCTGGATTTCTTGAACCAATTTCTAAAAGAAGTTCTTTTCCAACAGTTCCTTCAATTCCCCCAAGAGAATTTATTAATTGAGTAACCTGTCCTGGGTCTTGTAATTGTGTAGTAACATCTATAAAGGTTTCTAAACCATCTTCATCACCAGCAAACATACTTAACAATGTCGTTGCTGTTGCAACAGGCATCATTCCTGAACCAACTATGGTGTCTATTTTGACTTCTAAGACTTTACTTTCTAGATCTGCAGAAGACTTTAAAAATGCATCAGCAAAATCTCCCTGTCCTGTTTCTTCAGCCTTTAGTCTAACCTGTTCTTTTAGTGAATCAAAGAAGGCATTTTCCACTGCGCCACGTTTTTGTGCAACTTGGAATAGTTCAACCTGCTGCGTTAATATATCAGAATTTCCTTGTCTTAATTGGGCTACTCCATTAAGTCTTCTTGTTTCTAATTCAGATATCTGACCTTCTATTTCTTTTCTTTTTGCTGCATCTTTTGTTGCTGCCTTTTTTGTTTCAAGTATTTTTTTATCTTTATCATATTGAGCATTAAGTGAGTCTATTTGTGCCTGGCTAAATTCCAAACTTTGAACTCCACTTGCTGCTCCTGCTGATGCTTGCGCTTCACCCTTTGTTTCTGTAAACATTTCCATTGCGGAATACTCAACAAACCCCGCATCCACCCCAGGAATAAGTGAAGCCATGCGTAGACCACCAAGTCCTGGAGTCAGATATTTAGAAAGTTCAGACAACACTGTATCTGTGCTAAATGATCTGTCTGACATGGAAGTTTCTAGTTCATTTTTTAATACAGTTCCTACGCCTTTTTGTTCTTCTACTAACCTAATTCTAACTTCAAGAGGATTTTTAAGAAGATCTTCTCCTCCAGGACCAACTAGTTCTAATAGTTGACCACTTATCTGAGCAGTAAGACTTTGATTATTTAAATTAATTCCAATCTGTGCTGCAACGCTATGGGCTTGTTCTGCACTCATAACTCCATCTGAAATATATCCAGCAAGTTGAAGAGCCATTTGTTGTGCTGCTGTATCTGTTCCAGATGCCATGCTCTTAGTAAAGCCAGACATAATATCTTTACCAACTTTGCCTTCTAAGAAAGTTACTCCATACTGCTGCTTACCTCTGTCAAAGCCAGTTGTATATCTGTCTGCTGCGCCCTTAGATCTTTTTTCCGCATATATTTCTGAGGCACCAACCTTGGAATTCATCTCTCCAATTGCTTTCATCTTACCTGTTGTTGCAGATGTTGCATCAACGAATTGAGATTGAGCCTTTGCTGTTTTATTTGATTGTCTTTCAAGCATCCATAGTCCAGCAGCGACTGCAGTTACTGCTACACCTGCAGCAACATATGGGTTTGTTAACATTGGAGCCATACCTGCAACTGCAGATGCTCCCATTACTGCCATACCAGCACCTTGCTGTCCAGCCATCATAAGCCCCATACCTGCAGTTCCAAGTGCCATCGCTGCTCCACCAGAAACTCTTCCAACCTTTTCTTGACGAAGCATTCTTCTATTTCTTGTGGCTTCTTTTTGTTTTGCCTTGATCGCTTGTAATTCTCTTCGTTGTCCTTCTTTTACTGCAGCATCATAGTTTAGTGCTTGTTGACGATTAAGTTCCATTCGGCGTTGCTCTTCTAAATACCGCTTTCTTGCTTCAGCAGTTTGTCGCCTTGTTTCTTCTGCTTGCTGCTTAGGAAGAAGTTCTGCACGTTTTGCAGCCTTACGTGCTGCTGCTGCTTCTTTTTCTTTTGCTTTTGCAATATCTCTTTCGTGCTTTAATTTTCTTCTCAATATATCTTGAAGTTGACTTTCATTAAGATCTGGATGCGTTTGTTTAAATCTCTCAAATTTAAGTCTTTCAACAGGGCTTAGTGTGGCGGTTGGATCTCCATTAACCATTCCAGGCATACGGAATGAACGGAAGCCACGGGAATTTGGAGCCTGTCTTGATTGTCTACGTTGCCTTTGTGTTACAACTCTTTCATTGCCTCTTAGAGTTTCTGTCCTACTATCTTTACGGCTTCCGCTATCTGGAACCGCTCCAGCACGTGGGGTGCCAGTATTGCCACGTGTTAATCTTTTTTCTCTTATTACTCTGTTGGTCTTTGGATCAATTGTTTGTTTAGTTTCAGTACCGTCAGGATTTATTAAAACTTCTCTTTCTAGAGGGGAAAGACTTCTATCTGTTCCGCTTCTAAGGTCAAAAGTTGTTGGAGTAGAATCATAATATCCTGTACCAATTCTGTCATCAATAAGAGCCATAACTCCTTGAGACATTTGGGCTGGACCTAGTTTTGGAAAACTTTTTGGCTTTCTTCCTGCTGCTTGTTCTCTCTTTTGATATTCGTGTGCTATAAGATCAAGTTCTGCTGCTTTTCTAACCAACATTACTTCTCTTGCATTTGTTGGGTGTCCACCCTTTGACATAAATTCAACAGCCTCAGAATAAATTCCAGCCTGACCTTGTGGAATAAATGGGAAGTTATTTTTTCTATTCCAGTCTAAAATTCTGCTGTGTCTCTTTGAAGCATTCATAAAATTATTTAATATTCTTAAATCGAACATGGCAGAACCTGATAACCATTTACCAGGACCTCTTCCAGGCTCTCCAGTTTTACTTATATGTGATAACTCAGTTCTTAATTCATAGTCAATCTGTTTTGGCGTATACCCCAAAGCAGCAAGTCTTTCTCTTACTGACTTTAATGGATCGTTTTTGCCTGCTATCTTATTTTGTTCTGTAAATGCTTTTTCTTCAGCATCTAAAACCTTATATAATTGTGAATCTCTAGGGACGCTACTTCTCCAGGATCCGCTTTGTTTTCCTACAGGGCTCATCGCTCCTCTTAATCTAGAAACACCATTAATTTTTGCATCGCTTACAAAAGCCCCATCTTTTTGTCTTACACCCATTTGATAAAGAACTTTTTCTAGAACTTGATCATAAGTTTTTCCAGCATCAAGTCTTCCAGCATCTAAAGTTTTTTTATCATGGAAAAGTCCATCTTTATAAATCATCTCGTCGTCAACAAATTTAAGCATTCTGCTTTGATTTAAAAGATCATCTGCCCCACTAGTTCCTGCATTTAGTTTTTGTTTTGCAATTGCACTAAGAACTCTTTTTTGTTGTTCTTCGGAAAGTAAATTAAACTCTCTGGTAGCCTGTGCAGCAAGTGCTGCTCTAAGTTGTTCTATCTGTACTCTTGATTCTGGTACATTTTTAAATCTTTCAAAATCTCCAAGTTCAAGGTTTTTAATACCATCGCCTGCACGAGCATGTATTGGTTGAAGAGCAGCCCAATTTACTTTTGCCCCATCTTTAAGTCTTTGTAGCATATTGTTATAAACAATTTGTTCATCTGGCATTAGGTCCCAAGACCTTATTAATCTTTCTAATTTAGGAATAGCCTGATTAATTTCTGCTTTAATTGCACCATCATATTGTGATGGAGTCATTGATGCTGCAATGCTAGATGTTTGTTGTGCAAAGAACTTCTTAGCACCGCCCTTTACTCCAAGAAGATTGATCATTGCTTGCTGTTCCATACTTGGCATAGCCTTGGCAAACTCTCTAAATCCAGATGCTCTATCGTATACTCCAGAATTTCCAACATCTGCTACTATTCTTCCAGAGACGTTTGCTCTTTGCAGATCTTTATCTCCTCTCAAAGTTGAGGCAACTAATTGCTTAATCATGTCAGTCTTTGAGAATTGTCCATCCATTGCTGCAATTCGTGGATCGTAAGGTGATTCAAGAACTACAAATTTTCTTTTTCCTGTTGGATCAGTTGGATCCATCATTGTTCTTATTGTTTGTTTTGGAGTAATCAGTCCTTCATGAATTTCTCTAGTAATTGTAGTCATACGCTCTTCTGCTAAAGCAGTGTCAGCATCTATTGTTGGTTTTACTACTACAATTTCTCCGTTAGGCTTTCTATATACCCCACCAATACCACGCTCAGGGAAACTGAAGCCTTTGAAACCTTTGAGTTTTGTTCCAAAGTCGGTTGGTTCAAGTGAGCCAAATCTTCCAGATTTTACACGGTCAGATATTCTATCTAATATTTCTCTAGACTGTGCTGCTTTGGCTGCTGAAATTGGCATTCCAACAAAGACTGCTCCAGACTGTCTTTCTTCATGTGGAATTACAAGTGGTTCTGATTTAGCACCTTTTACTTTTGCTACTACCTTTGGAACTCTTCCAGCCATAAATCCTGGAACCTGATCTTTAAATATTGCGCTAATCAAACCTTTATATTTTTCAGTAGTCTTGGCTGGAATTACCGCTTCTCCTGGAGCAAGCATTGCTGGCTGAATATCTCCTGCACCCTTTGGTCCTGGAACACTTAAAATTCCATCTCTAAATTTTCTAACTGGAGGCAACTTGCTTACTGCTCTTTTTGCTCCTCCCATACCGCCAGCAAATAATGCAGGATTTTGAGAAGCCATCGCTCTCATTTGTGTGCTTAAAGAATTATAAGATGAAGCAAGAGCATTAACAGAGTTTGCCTCAACATTGAAAACCTCAATCAGTCTTGTGTGTGTCTGATGTAACTGTTGAGAAGATGCGGCATTTTCAATCTGCTCTTGTGTCATGTAATTAAAGCCTGCGCCCATTACGGTTGTCTGTCCGTTTAATCTAGCAATTCCATTACGAAGTTTTGAGAATAACTTAATTCCATTTGCAATTGCATTCATTACAAGACCAAATGTCATCAATACTACTGGCCCAAGTCCTGCAACTACTCCAACAATAACCGCAACAACTTTTTTAGTCTGATCGCTAAGCCCATTAAACTTTTCAAATAGGTTACCAAAAAATTTAACCACTGGAGTTAAGGCCTCAAGGAATACCTTTCCTAGTGGCATAATGTCTTGCTTAAATTGTTCTACCGCTGCTTGAAACTTAACTCCAACTGAATCTTCAATTTTCTTCATTTCTCGCTCAGAAAGTATTGCTAACTCTTCTACTGAAGATCCTGCTAAACTAAGTGCTCTAGATGCTTGAGTTCCATCTTTTGTAACATTTTGGAAAAGTGTTGATAGGCGAGAGAACTGGAACTTACCGAACATCTGCTCGATTGCACGGGCACGGTTGAGTGGATCTAAAGTGTCAAGTGCATCTGCAAAACCAATTACTGTTGCTTTAATGTCTCCTTGATTTCCTTCTACAATACCCTTTATGTTAATTCCTAATCCTGCAAGCATTTTAGATGCTTTATCGGATGGGTTAATTAAAGATGCAAGACCAGACTTTAGTGCGTTAGCACCTTCAGAGGCATTGATTCCACCTTCCTTCATTGCTGTTAAGAAAAATGCTAAATCTTCTACAGATCCTCCAAGTTGTTTAACCACTGGGGCAGCCTTTGGAATTGCAATTGTTAAATCTTCAATAGAAAGAAGTGTCTGGTTTTCAACTGCGTTAAGAAAGTCAATCTTTTTAGCCAGTTCTTCACTTGAAATACCAAATGCGCTCTGTAGAGATATGGTTGTTTCAAGTGCTTGTTGTTGTTCTATTTGTCCAAGTACTGCTAACTTTGTTGCTGTTTCAACCTGAGCATTCAATGCACCGCCAGTAAAACCTGCAGCAGCAGCAGTCGCTGCCATTTCAACTGTCTTTGTTACAGCAACGCCATACTTGGTGTACTCATTTGCTAATTTTCTAATATTATCTACTGCTATATCTGTTTCTGCGTCATTAGTAAAAGCATCACCATATACACGCTTAAACTTTACAATTTCTTTTTCAAGGTCTCTAAATGTCTTTGCTGCCATACCACCAAATAAAGCAAGTGGCATTGTAAGGCCAACCATCAACTGACGACCAGCCCATTGAGTATTCTTACCAAAGTTTAGGAGTTGTGTTGATCCTTGTTTTAATAATTGGTTCAGGAACTGCTGTCTTTGTGCAGCGTATTGAATTCTTGTTCCAAGTTCAGTAAACTTTCCACTAGCCATTTGAAGGCTTTTTGGCATAATCCGAATAGCATCCATAAAGCCAGCGTTGGCCTTATTCATTTGGATATATTGTGCCTGTAGTGCCTTTACTCTGTCTCTGCGAGCACGATTTATAATTTCTCGTTCTTGTGCAAAGGCCCTGCCTAAAACACGTGTATTGGCAGTTGCTGCTGCCATGGTATATCTAAAGTACTCACGAAGAGAGAGTTTGTTTTTTTCTAGTGCAGCCGTAAATGCTAATGTACTTCCTGCAACTTTAACTTGACTTGCAGAGAACTTTCCCGTAGCACCAACAGATTGAAGCAGTTGTGCATTTAAACCTTTTTGAGCATTTGCAGCAGCCAGGTTGCCCTCAGCAAGAGACTGATGAAACTTACTGAGGCCTGCCTGAAGAGAACGAAGTTGTGCAAGAGCGGCAGCCGTATTAAAATTAATATTTATATTAGAGTTTACATCTGCCACTTCTTAACACACCTCTTTTTAGTTTTATTTGTTTATTACATTATTTAATGCTAGTGAGTCAGAATTTTGAAGTCCTGATGCTGCATCAATAATTTGATAAACAGTTGGAAGGTCTAGAAGATCTTCTAGCACTTCTCTGTCTTCTGCCAATTCTGGCTTGAATTGCTTTAGTGCAATTTGTGCACAATCAATAAGGATATCCATTGACTTGTCATTATCTTCTGATGCCTCTTGTAGCAAGGCAAACTTAGTCATAAAAGGTCTAAGCAATGACAACTTAAGTGGTCTTACTGAGATTTCTGTTCCATCCATTAGTGTAATGGTCTTGCCGTTTGTAGTCTTTGTTGTTGAAGGCTTATCAGCCATAGTCTTCCTCCTTGTAGGTTAACACTTAATTATACCACGCTAGGGCTAGTTTTTAATCTATTTTCTCGTAAGATAGGCCCATTCCAATTCCAAACCCTGCCTTTTCTGCATTAATTCCTTGCAATGCCAAAATATCTTTAGAGTTTGCTGCTTGTCCTCCGCTAAATACTCTGGCCTTCATTTCTTCCCAAGCATCTTGCTTTCCACTTGACTTATCTAAATCAACACCTTGCATTGCAGCAAGAAATTTTTTATTAGAGTAATCAAGATCTCTCTTAATCTTAAGAGTGGCCATAATCTCTGGCATTGACATAGATGATTCTAGTTCGTCATAATCTTTCCAGATTCCCAGCAAAAATACCTCAGACTCAATCTCTGCTAAATCAAGTTCATCCCAGGTTGATCCACTATCTGTAGCCTGAGTCTTTACTGGCTCTTCAGATTTTTCATTTATTTTAATTCCTGCAGAATAATCTAAAAGTTTATATATTGTCGGCATATCAATATTATCTTCTAATTGCTCTTGGGTTTTTATGCTTGGACAATACTGCCTCATTGCAATTGTAGCGCATCGGCATAAATAGTCTATTGCCTCTTCATCATTTTTTGCTGCCTTTACATTTTCAAACTCTTCTAAAAACAACTTTAAGTATTTTATTTTTAATGGAGTTATGTATAGTTCTGTTCCATCAAAGAGTTCTATAATTGAGGTTTTGTATATTTCTGTAGGCATTATATAAGTATACCAAAGAGAAAGGCCCAATCCCGAAGGATTGAGCCTGTCCCATATTAAGTTGTATTATGATGCTGCTGGGATGGTACGATCTACGATCTTACCGTATGATGCGTCATCATTTGGAAGAAGACGGAATGATACTTCGAACATTGTCGCTTCGTCTCTCTTTGCAGATACTGTTACGCTTTCAATTGAAAGTGCACGGTATGCTACGTAAACTCTTTCGAGTTGGTCTGATGCTGCACACTCGCCAGTACCTGGACCAACTGCAACCAAACCACGCTCGACAGGGCATTCGCCGATGTCTCCTGCTGAAAGATTAAGTGTTGGGTTTCCTGCTACTGTTGATAGATCATCATCCTTACCTGCTAGTGCAAATAGAAGATTCTCTAGTGTTGATTCTGCGAATGTAGTATTTAGGTTTACCTGCATGCCTTGCTTGAACAACTTAGCAACGTCAAGAACCTGATCTACTGCAACCTCACCAAAATCAGGCTGGAACTGAATTTCCAAACCATTCATTGTGTATCCAACATTGCGGAAGTCTGCATCATCTGACAAAGTTGTCTTGTATGATACATCCTCTGTGTATGCTGGAAGTGCTGCTTCTGTGAGTACGCCTGCTTCATGTGTGAAGAGGGCTGCTGCTCCAACAATAATATTGTTGCTGCTACCACGTGTATATGCCATTTATTTCACCTCTTTATTTTCTTATGGATTAAAGGGGCTTGTTTCCTCAAGATTAATTATAACACCCTTTTAAGAAGATGAAATTGTAGTATCTTGGTGGTATTCAAAGTCTATGATTATCTTGTTACCGCCGTAGGTACGGGCTGTGCCAAAGTCAATAATGTCTCTTACTTCTTCAAGTTGATAGACTCTAAATCTATGAAAGAAGAACTTGCAGTCCATACCGTCTATCTGCCCTTTGGCTTTTGCCCACTTGTTAATTTCCTCACCTGTCTCATCTTCTCTATCCATAAGACGAAGAACCTTTTCTTGAACCTGAACCATATTTTCTATAACATTATCCTGTGTAGCATAAAAATAATAAAGCAATTGCTCTTGCTTGATATGTGGAAACGGAGATCTACGCATACGAATAAGTCTATCCCAAGTTGCCATAACTCCTGCATAGGCAAGTCTTTGTGGCTCTTGAGTACTTGATGGGGTGATAGTAACCCAACTCTCAGTTAACTCATCAATAGTTGCTGGACGAGATGGAAAGAAAGGCACTCCTATGCCTGTGTCTAATCCTATCTTTTCTTTTAAATATTCGTTAATCCAGAGAACTGGGGTATTAAATGTTGATGCTGATTCTGCCATTATGCAATCCTCCCTGCATTAGCCACCCACTGGTATCCAGTCTTTATTCCTAAAGACCTTCCCCCTCTTTTGGCTGCTGATATATTTTTCTTATAAACCTTTGGAGAGTTGAAATACTGTAAAAGTCCGCTTGATCTTAAAAATGATTGTCTAAAATATACTCCAAAGAAATTATTAATTACCTTGTCAAACTGGCCCTGTGTCTGTCCTCCAGGATTTTCTACACGAACTTCTCGTGAAGTATAAACCTCTTGCCCATCTACTTCAAACCTTAGAACATTTGCTTTTTTTGGTTTAATAGTAACTCCAACTCCTTGTTCCATTATTGCTGCTTTGTTATAAAATGGCACATTTGATCCTTGTTTAATAGAAGAAGATTGTTTCAAAGATGATGTGAAAGTTATTCCTACACCGCTTATAGAATAATCAATATCAAAAAGTCTTGCTGCTGGACTTCCAACCTTTTCCCATTCATAAATATGATGAAGTAGTTCTGGAGACATTCTAGAGTTGGCATCAATGAACTGTGAAGCCATCTCAGATATCTTTGGTGCAAGAGACATATACATCTCTGTCTTACCTCTTTGTACACCCTCTAAAAATCCAGTTGAGTAGTTCATAATGTTATTTATTTCTTTTTGAAACTGTCTACTATCCATAACTATTTTTAGCATTATAGATCCCCTGACTGATTTTCAGATCTACGAATTACAAGGTTATAATATTCTATCCCACCGAATGGACCAACATATGGCTCTTGTGTGGCAATTTCAAAAATAGTTGATTTTCCTGCACGTGGTCCTGATGTTTCTACATATATAGGGTTGCAGTCTTTATCTCTAATATTTGTTAAGATAACATTTGTTATTGAGTGTGGAGAGTCTAAACTTGAAACTCTAACATCTGTTTTTGCCCTGCCAAGAAGAACTGTCTTTTGTGTAATATTTACATTTGGCTTAACCTCTTCATTGTTAGCATTGCCTGCTGCGCTAACATTAACAGCGATAGTTTTATCTAGAATCCATGTTTTCTTAACATTCCCATAAGTTCCCTGGTCAACGATTGGATAATAAACGTCTGCTTGCATTGGGAAAATAAAGTCTGGCTGCTCGCATATCATTAAATTATCCCTGGCTTAACGATAGTCTTAATATACTTATCAAGTATCTTGTCGACTAAAAAGTTTCCTGTTCCGCTAAGCATTGCCTTATCAAACTGAATTCTAAACTGATCTGTATTATAGGCTGTAACATATCTCTTATAATAGTCTAACTTTCCGCACTTTAGATCTTCAATTAGTAACTTCGCTGCATACTCTACATCATCAGGGACATTGAGATACCCGTGGTCTACAACGAAAGTATAATCATATCCTGATGGGAAAGATATTCCTTCGTATCCATAGTAGCCAAGATCTCCACTTGCCACTGGTAGGTTTTGTGCTGTTGATTCATATCTATTCAACTCAAGAACATCTGCACGAACTCTTTGTACAGCAGTCTTGTCTGGTGTTATAGCATATTGATATTCACTTAAATCTGGGGTTGATCTATCATAAACTAAAACGTTATTCTCGTAAACCTTAAATATTCTGTAAACTCTTTCCCACAAAGAAAAATAATCTGATCCATTACCAGTTCCAACTATTGTTATCTTTTTGTTATAAAACCCTTCTGGTACAAAGGTATCTATCATTGATCTTGCAACTAATTCTAAAATTTTATATTCAGCAATCTCTGATGCTGTTGTTCCTAATGTGTTTGGGTCTACGTATGGCCTTATTAGTTCGTAGTACTCTTCGTGAATTAATTCTTCACCCTCGCCAATTATAAAAATCTCAACTCTATAATTGTTATCGTATCTTCCAGGAAGTGAGATATTTATGTTATCTCCTGTTGACCATTCTAAAAATTCTAAAGTTTGGACTGAAAGGTCCGCCATATCTGTTACTCTTGCATAGAAATCTACATCGCTGTACCCTGAAGGAACAACAAAGTTTACTATGATGTCATCATATGGCGGAACTCTCAATATCTCCATTGCTTACTTACCGAATTCCTTTGCAACCTCTTCTGGTGTTGCTACACGAATATGTGAACGAGTAAGCCACTTTTCGGAAGCCTCTTTAGAAACAATGTTGTAGCCACGGTAAACCTTGCCTACCTCTGACCATGTAACATTCTTGGTTGAGTAAAGAGCAACAGTTTCTTTCTTTTCTGGAGCCTTTGCCTGCTTCTTCTTCTCAGATGTCTTTCGTGCTGTTGTTGCTCCGATAACACCTGCTGCTACTGCACCAAGTGCTTGAACTTCTTCAGGTGCCTGGTATGCTGGGGCTTCAACTACTTCTTGAATAGCCTCTTCTACAACTGGAGCCTCTACAACATCTTCGACATGAGGTGCCTCTACAACAGGTTCTTCTACAACTGGTGCGTCTGCAACTGGTGCGTCTGCAACTGGTGTTTCAAAAACTGGTGCTTCGTATGTTGTTTCTTCTACAATTGGATTTTCATTAATGTTTTCCATAATTCCTCCTTGTTAGTATTATATCATTATAAGTAATAAGGGGAGCAGGAGAACTAACTCCTACTCCCCCTAAAATGTACTGTCTACAGATTATGAATCTGATGCAGCATCAGCGAATGCGATTGCATCCTGCTCTTCCCACTGAATACCGAAGCGAACGAA